GCTGAAGACCGGATGGCCTTAGATTCACTTGGCCTCAGATCTCAGAAGCCCAGAACGCGACGCGCCGGTTCTCCTCATGGGACCAATCTACTTGCGGGTCCGACTTTCGTAGCTCGGCGACCTTTTCCTGATAAGCGATCACCCGCTCCGGGTTCATGGGAGGTGCACCGGGCACCCAGTTGGGATCGGAGGCAGTGGCTGGTTTGCACTCGGTCAAGACGATTGCGCAACCGCGCGGCGGATCGACGTGCCTGATCAGCTCCTTCAATACTTCTCTTGCGGGTCTCATAGCGACGGCCTTTCAGCAGCCCCCCAGCGGTCCGCGTATCAATGAATCCCGTCGGGTGCAACGCCGATCCGACGCTGACGCTCGAGGAGCTGATCCGGCGCAGCGAGGTCATCTGTGCGGGCATCGACGGCGGCGGTCTCGAGGATCTCCTCGGCCTCGGCGTCATCGGCCGCGAGAAGAACTCGGCCCGGGCCTCGCTTTCCGCCGCGTCAGCCGAACCCGACGAGGCCGAGGCGCCGGCGCAAGGGAGAATTCTCGTCCCGGCCGGCCGCTGGCTGCACTGGGGCCACGCCTGGGCGCATCCGAGCGTGCTCGAGCGCCGCAAGGAGATCGCGCCGAAGCTGAAAGACTTCGCGGCCGACGGCGACCTGACCATTGTCGAGCGCGTCGGCGACGACGTCATCGAGGTGGCCGACTTCATCGAGCAGATCCGCGACGCCGGCCTGTTCCCGGAGAAAGGCGCGATCGGCGTCGACCAGGCCGGCATCGGCGCCATCGTCGACGAGCTCGCCGCGCGCGAGATCGACACGACGCCCGAAGCCGGCTTCGTCGTCGGCATCCCGCAGGGCTGGAAGCTGATGAACGCCATCAAGACCGTTGAGCGCAAGCTCGCCGGCGGCGAATTCGTCCACGGCGGCACGCGGCTGATGGCCTGGTGCGTCGGCAATGCCAAGGTCGAGCCGCGCGGCAACGCCATCCTGATCACCAAGCAGGCCTCCGGCTTCGCCAAGATCGATCCGCTGATGGCGCTGTTCGATGCCGCGGCGCTGATGGCGCTCAATCCCCAGCCCGGCGGCATCGGCGAGGGCATCATCATCCTCTCTGCTTAGCCGCGCGCTCGCCGACAGCGCGTTTACGCGCGTCCGCGCTCGTTGCCACCAACCCGCTCGCGCGCGGCTTTATTTGGAGCGAGCCGCGAGCGCATTGCACCGAGGCGGAACATATGGGCCTTTTCTCGCGCCTCGGCAGCTTCGCCCGCGCGATGCCGCAGGTCTGGCGGCAGACGCGCACGACCGACACCACGGCCGACGCGCTGCTGTGGGGCGACCAGCTCTGGTCGGTGCCGTCCGCCGCCGGCGTCGAGATCAATCAGCAGACGGCGCTGGGCGCCGCGGCCGTCATGGCCTGCGTCCAGATGCTGACCGAGGACGTCGCCCGGCTGCCGACCTGGCTCGAGCGCAAGCGCGCCGCCGGCTCCCGCGAGCGGGTCACGGATCATCCGTTCGCCGCGCTCATCGAGGAGCCCAACGAGTGGCAGGACTGGCTCGAATTCGCCGAGATGGTCCAGGTCGGCCTGGTGCTCCGCGGCAACGGCTACGCCGCGATCCTGCGCGACTATCGCGCCCGGCCGGTCAAGCTGGTGCCGCTCAACCCCGATCGGGTGGCGCTGTGGGAATCGCCCGACGGCTCGCTGTTCTACCGGGTCACGCCATTCGGCCTGCACGAGATGGCCGAGCTGCGGGACATGCCGTTCCTGATCCCCGCGGCCGACATGTTCCACCTGCGTGGCCTTTCGGTGAACGGCCTGATGGGCGCCTCGCGCATCGCCGTAGCCCGCGACGCGATCGGTCTCGCGCTCGCGCAGGAGCGGATCGCCGCGCAGTGGATCGGCGCCGGCAGCAAGCCGTCCGGGGTGTTATCGACCGAGCAGAAGCTCGACGAGAAGACCAAGGATCGCCTGGTCGCCCGCTGGAAGGAAATGAATGCCGGCCTGGCGAATGCCGGCAAGGTCGCGATCTTCGAAGCCGGCCTGAAGTGGACGCCGCTGCAGCTATCATCGGAGCAAATGGAGTTCATTGCCGCGCGGCAATTCCAACTCCAGGAAATCGCGCGGATGTTCCGCATCCCGCCGCACATGATCGGCGAGCTGTCGCGCTCGACCAACAATAACATCGTCCAGCAGGCGCAGGAATACATCAACTTCACGCTGACCGGCTACACCGCGCGCTGGAAGCAGAAGCTGCGCAAGACGTTCGGCCTGGCGAAGGACGGCATCGAGGTCATCCACGATTTCTCCGAGATCGGCCGCGCCGACATCACCGCGCGCTACAACGCCTATCGCATCGGCGTCATGTCCGGCTTCCTCAAGCCGAACGAGGCGCGGACCGATGACGGCCGCGATCCCGATCCGCAGGGCGACAAGCTCTGGCAGCCGACCAATATGGCGGACGCCGGCAGCCAGTCGAGCGGCACCGCCGCCGATAGCGGCGGCCGGCCCGAGGACGGCACGATCAAGGCAGCGTTGCCCGGCTATCGCTGGCGCAATCTTCTCTGGGTGCCCGAGGGCCTCGCCGCATGATGCTGGTGACGAAGCACTTCGGCTTCTACGCGGGCCGGGACTGGAACGGCATCCACTGGTGCGATCGCACGATCGGGATCGGCCTGGTCGAGCGACAAAATAGGCGGCCCGAAGAGAGCCGCTTTCGCTATGGCATCGAGCTCTTCTTCTCGTTGATCCCGGATTTCATCTGGCAAGAGATATTCCTCGGGGTGGAGCGGGGCGAGCCGGTGTATCAGTACCGGATCATCGGCGTGCATCGCTGGCGTGCCAAGTTTTGCTGGTATGCGGCATGACCGCTGGCCACCGTCATGACGGCGAACGCGCCGCCTCGGCGCTCGCCGACGAATACTACGACAGATGCGCGGCGCTGGTCGCGGCCTGCGAGGTGGTCGACACCTACGACATCCCCTGGCTCGCCAATCGCTCGCGCAATTTCAAACGCGTCTACCGCGATCGCCGCGTCCCGCGGTTTCTCAAATGCGGCATCGACACCAACCTGTCGCTGCCATGGCACGAGATCCCGGAAGGCGTCGCCATGGATGACGGGCTGCCCTACGACACGGGCACGCCGAACGCCCACGGCGACGTCGCCACGCCGCTCGAGCGCCGCGAGGTCGAGCGGCAGAAGCCGGACGATCCCGACATCTGGAGCAAATACACCGAGGAGATGAACGGCTACATCCGCGCCGTCGACGACGAGACGATCGAGCGGGTGCCGGCCGACATGGATCTGCGGGTCTTCGCCGAAGATGACCGCGCCCTGCTCGAGGAAATCATTGCCGCCCAGAGTGAAGAGACCAACACGCGTCCCGCGAGCGCGCGACGAAAGAGATTTTCCATGCCGCAGCTGTTGACCCCGTCCGACATCGTCAAGCGGCTCAAGGCCGGCGAGAAGCCGCAAGACATTTTCTTCGATGCGACGGGTGCGCGCGTCGCCAAGGCGATCGGCGTGGAAGCGAGCCTGCTCGCCGGCGACGCCGAGCGCAGCGTCGACTTCGCCATCTCGACCGGCGCGCTCGACCGCTACAACTCGACGATCGCGGTGAAGGGCTGGAAGCTCGACAACTTCAACGCTAACCCGGTGGTGCTCTGGGCGCACGACGACTCGATCCCGGCGATCGCGCGCGCGGAGAATACGGTCATCGGCGAGCGGCTGCGCTCGCGCGCCGTCTTCGCCGATCGCGACACCCATCCGCTCGCCGACACGATCTATCGGCTGATCAAGGGCAAGTTCATCAATGCCGCCTCGGTCGGCTGGATCCCGATCAAGTGGCAATGGGTGGACGAGGAGGGCCGTGGCTTCGGCGTCGACTATATCGAGCAGGAGCTGCTCGAATGGTCCGTTGTCAACATCCCGGCCAATCCCGAGTGCCTGGTCGAGGCCCGCGCCGTCGGCATCGACACCCATCCGTTGATGGAATGGGCCGAGCGTGCGCTTGATTTCGGCGGCATGTCGGTGATCCCGCGCGCCGAGCTCGAGGCGCTGCGCCGCGCGGCCGGCGCCCCGGAAATCTTCGACGTCCGCGGCATTATCCCGTCACGCCGCCAGGCGGCGCAGCAGCGACCCGATGCGGCCGAACCGTACGAGGTCAATGCGGCGGCGCTGAAGACGCTTTTTGCCAATGGCATCCTGACCCTCGACGAGTTCTGCGACCGCATCATCGATTTGGCGCGGCGTGCGAGCGGGATGGGGGCACCCCATCGCGCTGCGCGCGATGAGGACCCCGGGGCCGGCGGCGCGAGCACGCCGCGCAAAGAAAATGCCGGGCGCGTCCTGTCAGCCGAGAACGAGAAGAAGCTGCAGGCGGCGCACGATCACGTGTGCGCCGCCAACGATCACTGCACCGCGGCGATGGATCACGTCCGCGCCGTCATCGAGCAGAACAAAAAGCCCGATGACGATCCCGACGACGATGAAGGCGACGACGATCCGCCGGCGGACGATCCCGAGCAAGCCGGAATCACGCCGCGCCGCGCGCTCGCGCCGCCCGCCAACCCGCTCGCGCGCGGCGCTGAGGAAGAAGAGCGCGCGCGTCGCCTGCGTGTCTTGAAGCTCCGCGCCGGCTGAGCCGGCCAACACCCGCACATCCCCGAACACCCGCGATTCCGGTCCGCCTGGCGCAGTGCCAATCGGCGGCAGCCGGTGTCATGTCCACGGAGGTAGCAATGGACAAGAAGTTGAATGAGCTGCGCCAGGCGCGAGCCAAGGCGGTCGACGAGCTCGAGGCCGTCATCGGCGACAAGGAGAAGTTCGAGGCCAAGGAAGCCGAGATCCGCAAGCTCGACGACGAGATTTCCCGCACCCAGCGGGCCATCGAGCTCGCGGCGCTGCAGGCGCGGCCGAGCAACCAGAACGCGCCGGGCAATCCGGCAGCCGAAGACACGCGCCCGATCATCATCAACCAGTTCGAGGATTCGTTCGCCGGCGGCCGCCGGGTCCGCAAGATGCCGAGCTTCGAACATTATGTCCGCAAGGCTCGCGCGTACCTGCAGGAAAACCGCGAACTCATCCGGCATGCGGGGATTTCGGTTCCGCAAGAAGGCGCCCAATTCCGCACGTTCGGCGAGCAGCTCATCGCGGTCGCCCGCTATTCGATGACGCAGGGTGTCGATCGCGATCCGCGGCTTGTGCGCGCCCCGACCGGCGCCGGCGAGATCGACCCGTCGGCCGGCGGCTTCCTGGTGCAGACGGATTTTGCCACCGCCGTGTTCATGCGCGCCTACGAGCTCGGCGAAATTCTGAGTCGTGTCGAGAAGCTCTCGCTGTCGACCAGCGCCAACTCGATCAAGATCCCCGGCGTCGACGAAACCAGCCGCGCCACCGGCAGCCGCTGGGGCGGCGTGCAATCCTACTGGGTTGGCGAAGGCGCCTCCGTTCCCAGCACCAAGCCGAAATTCCGCCTGATCGAGCTCGACCTCAAGAAGCTCATGTCGATCATGTACGTGACCGACGAGCTCCTCGCCGACCAATCGGTGCTGACCTCGATCGCCGGCAAGGCGTTCTCCGAAGAAGTGATGTTCATGACCGAGGACGGCATCTTCGAGGGCGACGGCGCCGGCAAGCCGCTCGGCATCAAGAACGCGCAGTGCAAGGTTGCCGTGCCGAAAGAGACCGGCCAGGCGACCAAGACCATCCTTTACTGAGAACGTGCTCAAGATGTGGTCGCGCATGTGGGCGCGCTCTCGATCGAACGCGATCTGGACCATCAACCAGGATTGCGAGCCGCAGCTCTATGCCATGAGCCAGGTGATCGGCACCGCGGGCGTTCCGGTCTACCTGCCGGCGAACGGCATTTCCGGCCGGCCGTATGGCATGCTCTTCGGTCAGCCGGTGGTCCCGTTGGAATACAACGACACCCTCGGCACCGAGGGCGACATCGTGCTCGCGGATTATTCGCAGTACGTCGTCGCCGACAAGGGCGGGGTGCAGGCGGCCTCCTCGATGCACGTCGCCTTCCTCACCGACGAGATGGTGTTCCGCATCACCTACCGGGTCGACGGCGAGCCGATCTGGCATGCGCCGCTCACTCCGTTCAAGGGCACCAACACGCTCTCGCCCTTCATCACGCTGGCGACGCGCTGAGCACTGTTCTTCGTCATTGCGGGGAGCGAAGCGACGAAGCAATCCAGGTTCTGGATTGCTTCGCTTCGCTCGCAATGACGAACGCGCAAGGAGGGCCGCATGGCCGACAAGAACGACAAGAACGACAAGCTCTCGCCGCTTGCGGCGCTCGAGCGCAAGCACGTCGAGGACATGGCGGAGCGGGCGGCGGCGATCGAGGCCGCGCAGAAGGACGTCCGCGATGCCGAGGAGATGCTGCGCGAGGCCAAGCGGCGCCTCGCCGAGCTGCAGCAGCAGAAGCTGGCGGCGAGCTTCGCCTTCGATGCCGCCCGCGCCGAGCTCGTCGCTGCCGAGAAAGCCAAAGCGGCCTGAAGGCTCGCGCATTCCCCCGTTCAAAACCGATCGGCGCCCCGCCGATCCTTCTCGACAAGGAGACGCATCATGCGCCAATTTTCGCTCGCGGAATGGTTCTCGATCGCCGAGGCGCTGCCGCCGGCGGCCGACGCCGCCGGTCGCACCGGGGCCTATGTGAAGGTCGGCAAAGCCGACAAGGTCTATCTCGTCTATCACATCAACCAGGGCAACGCCGCGCAGGTCGCGCTCACGCCGCAGCAGGCGCAGGATACTTCCGGCACCAACGCCAAGCCGATCTCCGCGACCCAGATCTGGTCGAACGAGGACGAGGTGACGTCCGACCTGCTGACCAAGCAGGTCAACGCCGCGAACTACACCACGAGCGCCGCCACCAAGCACAAGGTGGTGATCTTCGAGATTTCGCCGCAGGACTGCATGGACATGGCGAACGGCTTCAACACCATCGCCGCGCAGACCGGCGCATCGAATGCGGGCAACATCACCGCGGCGATGTTCTACGCGCTGTCGCGCTATCAGCAGGCGCAGCCGCCGTCGATCCTGTCCTGATCGGCTGACCTTTCAATCACCGGCGCGGCCCTGCGCGGCCGCGCCGCTCCTTCCGTTTCGATCGTCCCGTTACGACCGGCGTTGCCGGCGAGGAGACACCCATGTCCGACAAGCTGCGCAGCCATTCGCGGGTCAATCGCGGCAACAGCCTTGAATTCTTCGACCAGAGCACGTTCGAGCGGCTCTTGGTCCTCGGCACCGTCAACTATGACGACGATTTTCTCGGGGCGCGCGCTACCGCGTTTCCGACGACGCCGACGCAGGGCATCGATTGGGTCGCCAAGAAGCAGCAGACCGGCGGCACGCCGACAGTCGCCGGCGTCGCCGGCTCCGGCGGGATCGTGCAATGCGCGATCGATGCCACCTCCGAAAAGCAGGAGGCAACGCTGTACTGGGGCGACAACAAGCACCTCGACGTGACCAAGGGCCTGGTCTGGGAGGCGCGCATCAAGCTCTCGGTGTTGCCGAGCGCCGCCGGCGTCCAGGCAGTCTGGGGCATCGCCGCAAGCTGGATCGACGGCCCGGACAACAACACCCAATATCTCGAGTTCGGCGCCACCGCCAACGGCACCATCCTGATGCGGTCGCAGGACGGCACGACCCAGAAGTCGATCTCGAGCGGTCTCACCGTCGTCAACACCGACTGGCACATCTTCCGCGTCGACGCCAACGATGTGACCGACGTCCAGTTCTTCATCGATGGCGTGCAGTTCAACACGAACGGCCAGTTCCCGTTCGCCGCCACCGACAACAGCGCGCTGCTGCAGGCGTACATGTCCGTCTACAAGCCGAGCGGCACCGGCGTCGCCACCCTGCAGGCGGACTATTTCGCGGCGTTCCAGAACCAGCGCGCATAGCCATGCTGGTCCCGCGCCTCGTCGGCGCGCTCCGCGCCGGCGATTATCCCACCAATGGAGTCGAGCATGAGCGAGACAGAGACCGCGCCGGGGAGCGCGGCGGAAGCGAACGCGCCGGCGGCGGTGCCCCAGGAAGCGCAGGAGGCGACCGCAGCCACGCCGGCGAGCGAGTCGACAGAGCCGACAAAGGCGCCTGAGTCGCCGGCGGGGACGAGCGAACCGGCCGAGCCCACGAGCTCCGGCGAAGCTGCCGCAAACCAGACGGCGGCCAACACCGTCCAAGCCCAGGCCGACCCGTCGCGGCGCTCGCTGATGCACTATCCGGTCAGGCTGCCGAACGGTCGCAAAGGCACGATCGCGGCGATTCGCCGGGACGAGGACGGCGAGATCACCGCGATGCAGGTGCAAGTCGGTGACTCGCCCGATCAAGTGACCGACTGGTTCCATCCGGCGTCTCTCCAGCCGGCGTCGCTCGACGACGGCGAGGACTGAGCCGTGAGCCTGACCCAGACGCCGGTCCTGATCGCCACCGGCACGGCGCTCTCGGCCGAGGTCGATCTTGGTAACAAGATCCTGGTCGGCATCGCCATGCCTTCGGGCTGGGACGCGGCCGCGCTGACATTCCAGGGCTCGATCGATGGGGGCAATACCTGGCTGGAGCTGACGTCCACTGGCGGCACCGCGGTTTCGTTCACGGTGGCGGCCGGCCAATTCATCGTCGTCGACCCGACGCTGTGGCGCGGCATCAACGCTATCAAGCTGCGCTCCGGCACATCCGGCGCGCCGGTCAATCAGACTGCCAACCGCACACTGACCCTGATCACGGCATGATGCAATGGAGCTCGTCACCGTCACGACCGTCGTCACGCCGGCGACGGCCGAATTCCAGGGCCAGCAGGCCTACGACCTGGTCGACCTGGCGACGGTGAAGGCGGAGCTCAAGCTCGTCGATCAGAGCGCCGATCCGGATCTCAAGCGCTACATCACCCAGGCCTCGGCCGCTGCTGCGAACTTCTGCAACCGCGTGTTTCCGATCGAGACCGTCGAGGATCAAATCTTCCCCCCGCGGGACTATTTCCCGGCGCCGACAGTGATCGGCGGCGTCCAGCCGCTGCAGCTCTCCCGCTGGCCGATCACCGAAGCGCCGAGCGTTGTCGAGAACGGCAACGCGCTCGTCGAGAACACCGATTATCTGGTCAAGTACGACGTCGGGCAGCTCGTGCGGCTCGACACGAATGGATGGCCGCGGCGCTGGCCGGCGCTGATCACCACCGCCCAGTACGCTGCCGGCTACGAGCTCGACGATCCCCAACTGGCGGACCTGGTCGACGGTGTCATCCGTTACGTCAAGGGCCGCTACTTCGCGCAGACGCGCGACCCCGCGATCCGCGAGGAGGATGTCACGGGCGCCTACAGGGTGGCCTATTGGTTCGCCGCCGGGCCGGGCGCTTCGGTCGGCAACCTGCCGCCCGACATTCAAGCCCTCTGGGAAAAGTACCGCGTGCCGGTGATCGGATGAAACGGGGAATATGACCTTGCGCCGCTTCGTTTCTATTGCCGTCGCGCTTCTGCTGGCGCTCGCGCCGGCGGCCGCGATGACCAATCCCGGCGTGCTGCTGCTCGGAGATTTTCAGGTCGGCGCGCCGGCGACCCAGGTCGGCACGCCCATCACCAGCCTCGCCGGGCTCAATGCGCTGTCGCTGCAGGTGCGGCTCGCCGGCGGCACCGGCGGCAGCAAGATCAACGTCTACGTCCAGACGTCGCTCGACCAGGGGCAGAGCTGGTTTGATATCGCCAACATCGCCTTCGCCAATACGCCCGGCGTGGAGGTCGTAAATCTCTCCGGGCTGGACAAGCTGACGACGCCGACAGCGCCGGTCTACCTGCAGCTCGCCGACAATACCGTGCTCGACGGCCCGATCGGCGATCGCCTGCAGGCTGTTGTCGTGTCCACCGGCACGTACACCGGCAACACGCTGATAAGCGTGCGCGGCGTCGCTCGATGACTGATGCCAATGCGGTGGCAGCCTACCGGCGCGCCCTGGCGCGCCGCGGCGAGCCGGTGATCGTTCGCCGGATCGATGGCACGGCACCAAACACCGCCGTATTCGACGCCGCGGTGACGGCGATCGTCATGGATTACATCCCGCGCACGCCCGTCGCCGATTTCAGGCCGGAAGGCGCCGTCACGCTGGGCGCCCGCAACATCATCGTCCTGACCGACGATCTCGATCGGGCCCGCTTCCCGCTCCCCGTCGCCAAGAACGATAAGGTAGTCGTGCGCGGCGAGGAGCTGAACATCGTCAGCGTCGATCCTTCCAAACGCGGCATTGCCGGCGCCCTGGACATCGTGGCGATGGGTGTATGAACTTCGACATCGAGGTGGATGCCTCCAAGGCCAATCTTCGCCTCGAGGCGATGCCGCCGGCCGTGCACGACGCGCTGGTCGTCGCGGTCACGCTGGCGGCCGGCGAGCTCGAGGGGAGGGCCCAGTCGAAGGCCTCCGGCGATCTCCTGCAGGTGCGCACCGGCCGCTTCGTGAAAAGCATCAAGGCCAGTGTCAGCGCCCGGGCGAACAGCGTCACCGGCCGGGTCTATTCGCGGGATCGCCGCGCGGCCCTCTTCGAATACGGCGGCAGGACGCCGGCGCACGAGATCGAGCCAAAGCGGGCGAAAGCGCTTCTCGTCCGTATGCGCAGCGGCACGGTCTTTGCCGCGCGCGTCCAACATCCGGGCGGCGCCTACTCCGCCCGCAACATCATCCATTCGGCCTTCGAGGAAATGCGACCCGAGATCATCGGCGATCTCGAGGAGGCCGCCCGCGGAGCGGTGGAGCGCCCATGAGCTCGCGGAAGGCGATCGCCAAGGCGCTGCTCGATCAGCTCACCGCCGGCGGGGCGTTCAGCAACAACGGCCGGCGCGATCGCGCGCCCGAGCAGGCCGCCTCACCGGGCAAGCCCGGCATTTTCCTGCTCAAACCGCGCGAGCAGTACCGCTACGGCAGCGACAACGAGCTCGGCGTGCCGCCGGTGCGCGAGCTTTATTTCATGGCGGTGATCTACACCGACGTCGGGAGCGACGCGACCGCGGTGCCGGCCGATGTCATCGATGACCTTCTCGATGCCGTTGACCTGGCGCTGGCGCCGAGCGTGCTTGACCAGCTCAAAAATGGCAGCCGACAGACCCTCGGCGGCGTGGTCTACGACTGCCGCATCGAGGGCGAGCTCGAGCTCGCCCCCGGCGACCTGCAGGGCAAGGGCCAGACGGCGGTGCCGATCAGGGTGATCCTGAACCAATACCCGTGATTTCTTTCACCGCTCGCCTTCGAGTGCTTCGCATTGGGAGAAGCGCGTCATGATGCCTTTTGTTGACGAGGCGCCGGGAGCACCGGCTGAGCCGTCGCCGCGCAATGACCTGATCGAGCGCTGGTTCGTCGAGCACTTTCACGGCGCCCCGGCGATGCGTGACACCGAGGCCTACAATCACGCGCGCCGCGCGGTCGACGACTTGAAGCGGCGGCTCGCAGAGGAGCACTGAGATGACCCAATATGCCTTTGGCATCGGCACGCTGATCGGCAAGCGCACCGACGTCACCAATACGCCGCCCGCCCTGTTGGGCACCATCCAGGACGTCACCCTCGATTTCGACAAGAACATCGAGTTCCTGCTCGGCCAGTTCAATATCCCGGTGGCGGGCGGCGGCGGCGAGCTCAAGATCACCGGCAAGGCCAAGTTCGCGCGCCTGCAGGCGACCACTCTCAACAACCTGTTCCTCGGGCAGGCGCTCACGTCGAGCTCGACGTTTGAGATGACGACCGGCGAGGCCGGGACCGTTGCCACCGCCGCGGTGACCGTCGCCAACGGCGGCACTTTCGTCGAGGACTTCGGCGTGTTCGATGCCACGACCGGCGTGCAGTTCACGCCGGTGGCAGCGTCTCCGACCACGGGTCAATATATCGCGCCAACCGGATCGCCAGGGACGTATACTTTCAACAGTGGTGACAACGGCAAGGCGGTGCTGATCTATTACAGCTATACGCTGGCATCCGGTAACAAGATCGCGCTCGCCAATCAGCTGATGGGCCCGGTGCCGGTGTTCTCTCTCGCCTTCAAGGAGAGCTTCAATTATTTCGGCAGCAACTAAGGATTTGGTGATCAAGCTCAACGCCTGCGTGTCGTCGAAGCTGTCGCTGCCGTTCACCAATGCGAAGTTCACCATCGCCGAGTTCGACTTCCGAGCGATCGCCGACGCCTCGAACAATGTCGGCACCATCGGCATCACGGAATAATAAT